ATTTTGAAAGTATGAAACTTTCCAATTTAGCAGAATGTTTGCCTACGTTTTCTTTGTAGGCTATTTTTTCTTGTGCAAGTGCTTTTCTGTCTTCAACGAACTTGGTGATCTCTTCAGATAACTTCTCGTTCATCATAGTGTCGATAGCTTCGATCATGTTTGCTTTGTCATGTTCGTATCTTTTGGCAAACTCTTCTCTCAACTCAGCGCCTACAACTTCTTTGTTTTCTTTGATTTTCAAGTCCCAAGCTTCTTGGATGCCCTTTTGAACATCTTCAGAGATTGCTCCAGACTCTACTAGTTTTGATATTGCGTCTATCATGTTATTTCAGGTCCTTTATTATGTTTGTAAGTGCCTCTTTCAGGAACTTTTGTGCTTTTGCATCATTTCTAACTTCAGCGGCCAGACCCTTCGCCATATTCCCACCCTTGGTGTTCATGAGGTGTTCGTAAATTGGCGTAGGATAAGCACCCGGTGCCGAAGGTTGAGCCACAACATCTACTGTGATGATCTCAAAGTCTGAAACTTCACCGCTTCCGTATTCGTTCATGTTTCCAGAACCTCTACTTGAAACGCCTAGTTTCACACCTGATTCCAACATAGTTTTGACAAGTTGGCCCATTGGTGTTGGTAGGATTTTCATCTTACCGTATCCATTTGGTCCGTCCATCCACATTTCTGTAATCATGTGAGACACACGGTCCAAATTAATTTTTAAATCATCTGGGTGATCCACTTCACCTAAAACAGAGTATCCTGAGCTGATCTGATCGTTCAGTGTTTTAGTTGCTTTCGCAATTTCTTGCACTGGATATACTCTCTGATTAGCGTTCTTGATCCCACCTTGAATGCAGATGCCCTTCATGTACAAATCTTTACCGTCTTTTCCCTCGTGTAAGACCTGCACTCTGGCCTGATCAAATGTTAGATTCTCTCTCAGGTATAGTGATGCCATCCGATGATCTCCTTAAATCAACAATTACTTAGAAGCAACTGGTGATTTTGCAGATTTGTCTGAACCGTCAGCTGTATTAGCCTTCTCCATTTTTTTGAATGAAGTAGATTTTGCTTTACCGCCTGTGTTCTCAAAGTCACCTGCCATTTTTTGTGCTGTTGGAGCCGGTCTTCCTGTTTCGTCTGCTCCGCCTTTAGCGATGTTGTGTGTTCCACCGCCCATGCTCTTCACACTTGCATTAACTGGTGATTTTGCTGATTTATCTGAATGGTCGGCGCCGTCAGCTTTGACAGGATTTTTGTACTCTTTCATCTTCTCTTTTTTATCCTTGTGCATTGCTTCCTTTTTCATGCCTTTGTCTTTGTGCATGGCTTCGGTCTGCTTGCCTTCCATTTCAACTTCTGGAGTTAATTCTGGTGCAACTTCTAAAGACTCATCTTCTTTTTCTTCATCGTCACCATCTTTTTTATCCATCATTGCTTCGAATTCAGCTTTTAATTCGTCTAAAGCGTCTTCTAAGTCAACAACTCTGTCTTCCATATCTTCATCGCCGTCTTTGTCCATGTCTTTTTCCATGTCCATGTCTTTGTCCATGTCCATATCTTTGTTCATGTCCATGTCCATTTCTTTGGCGCCTTCTTCGTCTGCAGATATGTCTTTGACTAATTCGTCAGTGGCATCGCCACCAACTTCTTCGATTGACTCTTCTTCAGTAGTTTCTGATTCAGTTGCTTCGTCTTCGATTTCAACCACTTCGTCTACTTGCTCTTCATTTGCTTCTTCTGACTCAGACTCTTTTTTCATTTTGTCTTTTTTGTCATGCATAGCTTCAGTAGTCTCAGTTTCTGTAACTTCGTCTTCTTTTTTCATTTTCTTGTCATGCATCGCTTCAGCAGTCACTTCTTCGTCTGCTAGGTTCTCGTAGATATCTCTAGATTTTTCTACCACGATTTCATGGAATAAAGCCTCTGCTTTATCGTTTTCTTCGTTTATCAGTAATTCTAATAAACTCTCAAATTTATTATTTGACATTTTACACGTGCTCCTTTGTATAGGTCGATTTGTACTTATAAGTGTAGTATTTACTTATATCCAGTTAAAACTAAGGTATATGTGGTGAAAAAGGGTATTTTGGTGCTAGATCTTGAGCTGTAGATCAAATTTTGCTAGAAATTGCTCTGTTGTAGGATGATCTATGTTGCCCTTCCACTCTAGATCCTTGGGTTGGAACCAGCCTTTGGGAATCACTCGGTGGAATTGCACGTCCTTGAAATCCGTCAATATACGTTTGGTCTGATTCATCCAGTTGCCGTAGAAAGTGGCCTCATCCTGACTCTTTTTGTAGTTCCTGGTGTCCTTGAAAACATTGTTGAACTTGAATCTGCTTTTGTTTGTGCCATCATTGTGTCCCTTATAATCGAAACCTAGTATGTAGATCTCTTTGAATTGTTTGTCACAGGCCAATTTGAGAGCAGTTGGTCCGCTTGACCACCCAAGGCTTGGCTTTGCCCAGGTCACATGATCCAGCAACTTCTGGTGTTTCTGATACTGTGCGTTGAAATTGCTGTACACTTTATTATGTTCAACATAATCTGTCTCTGCGATCTCCAACAACATTTTGGGATCAACTGCTATCAGCCAATCGGGTTGATGTGTCCTATAGACCCCATTGCAGGCGAATACAGTGCCACGTTCCTTGAGATCGTTGATATCTATGCCCCTACGGGACTCACCGTTACCCAGTACAAATGCTGTGTGTGACATTATAACTCTAAGTTATCGTCTTGGGCAGGTTGTCCGTACATCTTTTGGACGAATACTGCCTCTTCCTTCTGTTGTGCATCGTGTGCCTCTGATGCCAACCTCATAGAGTTGATCTGTTTGAGTGTTAATCTCGTTTTCCTTGTGTCTTCTGAATCTAAAATTGAAATATCGTTCTCAGGCTCGTAAGTTTTGTCCTGTTCGAAGCCGTCTGCGCCGTATGTGAAGAATTCATTCAGTTTCATAATCGTATTTAATCCTTATACCTGTCCGCCGCCGCCTGTGCCGCCCGGTGTCTGTCCGCCTGGGGTCTGTCCTGGTCCACCTGGTTGTGGTGATCCTGGTTCTGGTGCGTCTGGATCCGCTGTTGGTTCCTCAAATTGGTCTAGGTCAGCACTGATTCCTGACTGCGTCACACCGCCGCCTCTCAGTTCATTCGATTTGCTCTGTCGTTTCTGTGGCACGTTGTTCTCTTCCGCCCAAAGGTCAGCATTTCTCACCATTTCTTCTTCAGTAAGTCCAAGATACCTTTTCAAAGCAAATCTTTTACTCATGTAAGGTAGATCTGCAACTGCTGTGAACGTGTTTACCCTTGCTTGGTCCATTTCTGTCTGCCTGTACTGGGCAAAGTTCTGTGGTGGATTCAATTTCAGTTCAAACATTCCATTGTCTATGTTGTAACCTTTTGATTTTATCCATAATTTGAATTCAGAATCAAAAGTTTCTGCTAACATGCTCTGTAATCTCGCACAATACTTGTTGAATCTCAGTTCTTGTATGTAAGCAGTACCTACCCTGCCGTCATTGTACTGTTGTTGTCCGTCTTCTGCACCTGTTGGCAAGTAAGAACTTGGAATTCTCAAACCTCTGAACAGTTTGTTCGTGAAATATCTTAAATCATCAATCTCACCTAGGTTAGTACCACCAGGCAATGTGTCAACTTTAGATCCTCTACCTTCTGCGGTCTGTGGGAAGAAGTAATCTTCGTTGATGGACATCGGATTGTAAGTTGCATCTATAAAGTTTGCTCCACCAGATGCACTTGGAATTCTTCTTTGGTTGATTTCATTCTTCACTCTCTCAACGAACTGCATAGCCAAGTGTGTGGGCATGTTACCAACGTCAATGTAGAAAACTCTTCTTTCAGGTGCTCTCTGCACCCTGTAAATTATGATTGCGTCTTCCAACAATTCTTTTTGCTTGTAAACTTTGAAAACTTGTTCTAATACCGACTGTCCAAAAGGGAATAGGTTGTCTAGACCATCTGACATCGACATGTGCACCACGTGTTCAGCATTGATATTGTAGGCATTCATTGTTTTGTAGAACCTACCTCCTGCGTTTCCTCCTGCAAATCCAGACATACTATTGGTCGCACCTGCGTTGGCATAACTTGATCCATATGCCGCTGTGCCGCCACCTGTCGTTCCACCGCCACCGTAAGTTTGGTTAGGTGTGATCTGTGTTGCAGATAGTCTTTGTAAGTTTGGATTTATATCTCTTATTACATACTGTTCAGGTTTCTTGCCTTCGGACTCGTTGACTACTATCCTGTCGACTTTTGCGTTGTCC